GGTCCGGGCGCTCGCCCCAGCACGAACGGGCATATGCCCGTCGCATCGTCTTTCCGATGTGTCAGTATCATGAAAGAGTAGAAAGGACCCGCCCCGCCCTGTCAAAACGGGGCGGTGGTGCGGCGTCCGGGTGCTGCCCCCGGAAGGCGGTCAAAGGGGAAAAACCCCGCCCAGCGCTGGCTCACTGCGCTTCATTCAGGTAGGAGATAGGAGGGAGAAGGTAGCGCTCCCTTCGGTCGCTAAGGTAAATGGTCACTAATAACTTCCTTTTACTTACCGACCAACCAGAGCCACCGCATGGAATCGAACCATGAATAGCTGTTTACAGGACAGCAGTTTTACCATTAAACTACGGCGGCGTGATTGATCGTGTCCTACCTGCTACCTCCTACCTGCTTGCAAATCCCCTTACTCCGTATGATCTCCCTGATCGCGTCCAGGTCGTCTGCTTTCAGCCCTCTGAGCATCCGATAGTGCAAGGTCGCGCTGCATATGCCCATTTCCCGGGCCACGTCCTTCTGGTAGATCCCAAGCTGGATCAGCTTGTCCCTCATGACTGTATCTTTCAACTCTGACCAGCTCCGGTCGATGTTCCATCCAGGCTTCCGTTTCTGGTGGCCCTGCCGGCCGATCCGGGCGTGGCGCTTGGTCCGCTCGTCGCGCTGGAGCAGGGCCAGCGCCACGTCGCCCCGGTGGTCCGTCAGCGTTTCGTACCAGCCGTTCAAAAAGAAGGCTTCCAGCTTTCTGATCTCCTCCTGGGGCTGGCTCATGTTGAGCCCGTTCACCGGCCACGGCCGACGCGCCCCGCTGACCACCTGCTGGAGCAGCCTCCAGTCCAGGCAGGCCTGCAATGCCACCGCCGCCGCCAGCGCCCGGGCTCCCTGGTCCGTGATGGGCCTGCCCTTCACAGGTCGCTCTCCTCCCCGTCGTGCCGGATGTTCAATTCCTTGGCGGTTGTCATTTCCACTTCGCCCGGCAGCGGCCATCTCATGGCAAAGCATGTCCGGCACACGAACATCTGATACACCGCGTTATATTCCCAGATGTGCCGGTGTTCCTCCGGCCCCATGTTGATGCCGGTTTTTTCGGTCTTCATATGATCTCGTTCCTCCCCAGCTGGTCGATCCACTCGCACATTTCGTCGATGTGGTTCAAAATCAGCCCGCACTCCTTCAGGTCGATCTGGTCGTCCAGGTTCGGCAGCACACCTACCGGCGGCAGGATCTGGTCGGCCTTCTCCACCTTCATCCTGTCCCCGCGGGAGATCAGGTCCATCTCGTCCTTCGTCAGGATCCCCCGCCCCCGGGCCACAAACTCATAATCCAGCGTCAGCGACGCGATCAGTCTCTTGAACATGTTTCGCTCCTTTCAGTCGCTCAGGCAATAGGCAACAGGCAGAAGGCAATAGGGTAAAATTACGCATTGCGCATTACGCATTACGCATTAACCTCCTACCTTCTCCCTCCTACCTCCTACCTGATAAAAGCCTAATCCCTGCGCGCCTATGCGCGTCTCCGTGGAATCTTCCACCCGCCTTCCGGCTCCGGCTCCCACTGGAAGCGCGGGGTCTTCCTGCCCTTCCTGGCCAGGGCCTCCGCCTCCGGATCCACCATCCGGCTGTTGTCCCAGGCGATCATGTCCTGCACCGTCACCCGCAGCGGGTTTTCCGTATGCCGCATCTTTCGCATATAGCTGATGGCCGTGTCCCGGCTGACGCCGTACCGCTTCGCCACCGCCTCGCTGTCCAGCAGATCAGGTACGATCATGACTGTGCCTCCTTCCAGGGAATTTCCTTCCGCTTAATTAAGCCTGGCCATTGGTCCCACACCCGCCAGTCGATGCCGTACCGGGTGAAGTCCTGGTCGCTCCATTTCCCGGTGCTGACGGTACCATGGCTGTCCCGCTCCATCAGGTCGTCGGTCATCCAGCAGATCTCCAGCAGATAATCGTCCGCGGGGATTTCCGGCGGATCGTCCGGCGCAGGCCGGAGCTCCATCCATCCGTGCCCCCAGTCGCTCAGTCGGATCACGTCCGGCGGTACTGTAAAGCTCATGTCCTTCCCCTTTCAAATACGAAATCGGTTGCGCTTTTCAGGCTCCTTTTTCATCCTCCACGATCAGGTCGTCGATGGTGCATTTCAAAACATTGCAGATCGGGAACAAAGTCATGACGCCTGGGTTCTTCCTGATGCCGGTTTCAATGGCGGCAATGGTCTGCTGAGGGATACCTGCCCGGTTAGCAAGCTCCTGCTGCGTCATTTTTCTCTTTTCCCGCATGGCGCGTAGATTGACCATGTAATCACCTCGTCACAACTATTGTAGTGGTATCTTAACACAATGGTTTTATATTGTCAACAACAAAAGTGGTATAATAAACAAAAAGCTGAGGTGGAAACAGTGGGCACATTTGCGAAAAACATGAAAGCGGAACGCCTGGCCCGAAATCTGAGCCAGGAAAACCTGGCCAGACTGAGCGGCGTTTCTCAGCAGGCCATCTCCATGATCGAAGCGGAAAAGAGATCCCCGACCGAAGAAACGATGGCCATGATCGCGGAAGGCCTCGGCTGTACTGTCGGGTATCTGATCACAGAACACAGGCAAATAAAAAGTCAGCCGGAAGAAATGAACGCTTCCGAACTGACTTTGCTGCGGGACTATCGCTCGCTGTCCTCTCAGGGCCGTGAGTACATCCGGCAGCAGATGGCAATGGCTTTAAAAGTTTATCCCGGGGAATCTGTACTTGCTGCCGACGTGGCGGAATAAATAACAGAAGGAGAGAAATCAATATGAAAAAGCTCTTTGCCCTGGTCATCGCCCTGGCTCTGGCGATCCCCGCAGCTGCGGAAGACCTCGACATCAAGCAGTACAGTTACGAACAGCTGGCCCTGCTCGACCGCGTCATCCAGATGGAAATGATCCGCCGCCCGGAATGGAAGCGGGTCGAGATCCCGGTCGGCGTGTGGATCGTGGGGGAAGACATCCCCGCCGGCGCCTATGCCATCCGCTCCACGCCCGAAGGCATCAGCGGCGTCACACTCTGGCGCGTCGCTAAGGATCAATATGATAACAACGGCCTGATCCTGAACGAAACCGTGATCTACGACGAAACGAACCTCATCGGCAAGGTCTACTTTGAAGACGGAAACGTCTTTGTCGTGGAAGGCTCCCCGGTTTATCTCTGTCCGCCGGCCGGCCTGGGGTTCTGACGCCATGCCCAGAGCAAAGAAACAACACCTGAAGCAGCGCGCCGACGGGCGCTATGCCTGCCGGTATAAAGGCAAGTGGTTCATGGGCTGGTCGGAGGACGAAGCCCTGGACGCCCGCAAGGCATACAAAGACGCGGAGAAGGCGGGCCAGCTCCGCCTGCTCGCCGTCGGGCCCAGCGTGGGGGAATACGCCGCCCGCTGGATCTCCGTCCACAAGTCTTCCGTCTCGAAGAAAACCTATAATGATTACGCCAAGCAGCTCGACGCCCTGACCTCCGCTCTGGGCTCCATGTCGCTGAAGGACGTCACCCCGACCGATGCCAAATCCGTCTATGCCCATTATCAGGGTTATTCGGATTCCACCATCCGCCGGGCCCGGATGCTCTATGTCTCCATGTTCGCCTCCGCCGTGGAGGACGGCTGGATCCATCGGAACCCCTTCACGGCCGAAACCGCCCGCCCGCACCGGGGCACCGTGGGCACCCACCGCGCCCTGACCAGGGAAGAGGATCAGCTGATCCTCTCCGTCCAGTCTCCGCTGCGCCTGGCCGTCCTGGCCATGCGTTACGCAGGCCTTCGCCGGGGCGAAGCCCTCGCCCTGGACATCGACCGGGACGTGGATTTCAAGCGCCGGATCATCACCGTCCGCGAAGCTCTCCGCTTCGACGGCAACCGGGGCGAGATCGCCCCGCCCAAGACGGAGAACGCATACCGGGAGATCCCCCTGCTGGATGTCCTGGCAGACGCCCTGAAGGACCGCCACGGCCTCCTGGCCACCTCCGCCAAGGGGAAGATGATGTCGGAGATCGCCTTCCGCCGCGCCTGGGAATCCTGGATCAACGACCTGGAGCGCTCCATGAACGGCGGCTACGATCGCCGCTGGTACGGACGCACCAAGGAACACCAGGCCCTCCAGGCCAGGGGAGAGCTCCCCCCGTACCGCACGGTGAACATCCGCCCCCACGACCTGCGCCACTCTTACTGCACCATGCTGCGGGACGCCGGCGTCGATATGAAGCTGGCCATCCTCTGGCTCGGCCACGCCGACGAGAAGATGGTCCTCCGCGTCTACGACCATCCCACCGCCTCCCGCGCCCAGGCCGCCGTCGACAACCTGAACGCCCTCCTGAAGTAACCATTTTGCCGACGCCGCCCAAATGGTAGGCAGCCTGTGAACGTTTTGCCAATGTAGGCAAAACGGTAGGCAGCCCTGCCTACCGTCCATCCTTTTCCTCTGTCCTCACAACCAAAAACAACACCATTGCCCATCCCTCTCCGACTCTGAAGGTCGTGCGTTCGAATCGCATCGGGCGTACCAAAGGAAACCCCCGAAAACATGGCGTTTTCGGGGGTTTCGCTTTGCTTTTTGGGTCACCTGGGGAGACGAAAAAAGGCGGTTTTAGGTCCGTTTCAACGGTTTTATGTAGGCAGTTTGGTAGGCAGGGATTTTCACTTCTGCTGATCCAACTCCGGCAGCCCTGCCACGCTGGTCAGAAGGGACAGGATACCGGCCAGAAGGGAAGCGGAAACGACCGCCACCCAGTTGACTTCGGACAGCACCGCGCTGGTGCCTACGGTGGCAACAGCAGTCTGAGCCACCGTTTTAATGGCTCTGATGCCGGCAGCCTTGATCCAATCGCGAAAATTATAGTTCATAATTATTTCGCTCCTTTCAGATCCCGGACGTCGTGCTGGAGCTCGTTGACCTTGCCCTCCAGGACGAATGTCCGCTCAAGAACTTGATTATGTTTATCCATTTTCTTCTCGAGCTGTTCGATCCTGTATGCCATGACAGCGGATGATTTTCGGTTCGCGGCATACACCCCCCAGAGACTGAGCAGCCCCGTCAGCGCAGCTGACAGGACCGCGATCCATGCGTCACTCATTTCAAATACCTCCTTGCCTCACCTGGGCCGGTTTTTTCCTATTAACAACAGCCACTCGACTGCTGCAATCACAACGATGGAGATGATCATCCAGATCATGCCTGACCGCCTCCCATCATCCGGATCACCCGGTCGATGCTCTCGCGGATCCCGCGGAGCTCGGCGATGTAGTCCGTCAGCTGAGGATCCGCAGCGGGCGCAGCCGGGGCGGGATCCGGAGCAGGATCCAGCTGGATCTCCTGCTCGGTGTCGCCGGGCTCATCGATGTCCGGCTCGATCAGGCTCAGGTATTGAGCGAACGCCCAGCCGATGCGGCCGCCATAGCGGACCTGCCACCAGTCCGGCTCCTGGGCAAGCACCTCGACGGTGGACCCTCTGGGCATCTGCGCCAGGCGGTTGCTGGCGCTGTCCGGCTTGGCCCGGAGGTTAAGATATTTTCCGGGGTTGTTGACCACGGCCTTCGGCCAAACGCTCTCCGGCTCCTGACCGTCCCCCCGCTCGGGAATCTCGATCGCGCCTTCCAGCTTCTCGGCGTCTGTGTAATCCACCTGCTTGAGCTCGCCCCAGTGGTCCCAGTGGTCGAGCTTCGACGTCACCACGCCGTAGCGCGCGCCCTTGGCCTCGACACAGATGCCCTGGCCTACATAGACGCCGACGTGGTGGATCCGCGCCTGATCGCCCTGGAGAAAGACGCAAGTCCCCGGCAGGATCGGCTGACCGTCTTCCCGTCGGCCATCCACCAGCTTCCCCTTGCGGGCGCTCTGATCGGTGTACTGGTAGCGCGCCTGGTGGATGATGTCGG